CGTAAACTGTCTTACTACTCAAACATTTACGTTGTTAAAGATCCCGTCAATCCTCATAACGAAGGAAAAGTTTTCTTGTTTAAGTATGGTAAGAAAATTTTTGATAAAGTTATGGCAGCAATGCAACCAGAATTTGAGGATGAAACTCCTATCAATCCTTTTGACTTCTGGCAAGGTGCGAATTTTAAACTGAAAATTCGTAAAGTTGATGGTTATTGGAACTATGATAAATCAGAATTTGAGTCTCCTGGTCCTCTTTTGAGTGATGATGATGCTCTGGAATCTCTTTGGAAAAAAGAATATTCTCTTACTGATCTTGTGTCTGTATCTCAGTTTAAGACCTATGACGAACTTGAGCGTCGTCTGAAGTATGTTCTTGGTCAAAAAGGTTCTACTCGCGTAAGTCCTGTTGATGAAGAAACTGAATACGATGGTTACGTCCAGAATGAAGTTGAGAGTTCGGTTGTAAAAGAAATTGAACAATCTTACAGTCGTTCCAAGACTCCATCACTTCCTGTTGTAAGCAAAGAAGAAGATGAGGATGAAGATGATGCTCTTTCTTATTTTCAGAAACTTGCAGAAAGTTGATCACTCATAAAGTCTGATATTATCAGCACGTTTTAAGGTTTCACTCACATACTGAGTGGAACCTTCTTTGTATGCCATCATTTCTTCCAGATCATCAAATATAACATTGAGATATTGTGGTTTGAGAATGTAAATATTTCTTTTTTCATCATTGATTCTTTCTTCATACTCATAATTTGTGACTGGTGACGCCACATTGTCAATGGTTATCTGAACGTCTTGGAAGTAATCATAATAACTTACACTCTGAGTGGAATCAACACGAAGTCTTGCAGGAAAAATAGTTACTCCCTGACTATTTTTAACTTCGTTTGATTCATAATGATGAATCCCATTGTACAATGTATCATAGTCACCATACTTTTCTAATAGATAAGAATCATACGCTTCTTGTGCTATAGGCCACTCTGTCTGTACATTTAAGATATTGTTTGAGAGTAAAACGACCCAATCTAATGTGGAGTCTCCATAAACTTCATATGCAACATTATCTGGGCGATCATTACCTTTGACTTGATATTTCTCAAATATAGTAGAGGCATAGAGAATATCATCTCTAAGCTTACCTTTTTTAAAAAGATTTTTTACAGCAACATAAGAAACAGAACTTTTATTTTCATCAACTCTGTTTACATACTCAAAATTTGGTATGTTGCGAAAGTAAGGATTTGCCATTTTAGAAACCTATTTCTGTGTCTGGTCCACCTGAACCTGTGCCTGGACCATAATCTTCATTAAAGATTGGCTCAAGTTCTTGGAATTGCATTGTAATTTGATATGAAACCATCATACCATCATAATATGTTGCATATTGTCCCTCTGGTGTATAATCAACTGTAAAATTTTGTAGAGCACACTCTTTAAATTTATTAAGGTATCTGTGTTCTTTTTCTTGATGCAAATATTTAATTCTAAATGTGTGTGGCGACTTTAAAAATAAATTGGAATCTGATCTTTGTGGTGCCATTCCTTGCTTAAAGAAGCGAATAATACCTATGATTTGTTTTGCTTCTTCTTGACTTCTTGCTGATAGTTTAAATGTAAAATTAAAAGGTCTTAAAGTTCCTCCTCCAAATAATAGTTCCAAGTTTGGATTTAGAACGGCTCCAGTCATTCTAGTTAATAATCCACCACCAATTCCAGATGCTTCACCTGCAATTTGACCAGCAATTGCAGTTTTTACATCTCCAGAGGCTCCTTGAAGTGCTCCCAATTGACCCTCAATTGCTTTTGTAAATCCTTCACCGCCGCCAGTGATACCACCCATTGCTATGTTTGCTGCAGCGGTTTTTCCTGGACCAGCTTCATCTTCTCCCCACTTTGCACCAGTCGTTTCTGTTATTCCTGATGGAATTGGTAAATATACATTTCCAATAACTTCTCTGTTTTTTCTATCAGAAGCTCTGTTCCATCCAAATTGACCTGAGGCAGAAGAAAATGTTGATGGTGAATATTTTACCATCTCAAAATGAATTTTATCTTGCTTTGATGTTCTCATCGCAAGAGGGTAATATAATGTAGGAAATGCGATTCTACTCTTAGAGGAGTTTCCAACAGCTTTGTTCCAATCTTCAGATGATGTTGTTGTTGATGCTCCTGCTCCAACTTGACTTTCATTTCCGCCACCTGCTGGTGCTGCTACACCTTGATTTGCTGCTGTGGTTGGTAATTCTTTATTAGGTGCTGTTTTTAATACTTGTTGAGCTCTTGCAGTAGGAACATTAGCATCTTTTGCAAGAGCATTTTGAGCAGCTCCATCCATTTGCGATGTTAAACTATTTTGTCCAGGTTTAACAAGTTCTTTTTTAAATCCTGGACCAGCAGCATTAGTAAAAACCCATCCATTATTAGTATTTTTATCTTGACTCCGTGTTGCTAAAGGAATCCAAGATGGTGTTGGATTACCAATATCTGGTTTTTGTTTGTATTGAAATTCATATTGTGTTCCGCTATCACCATTAATTGTTCCCGTTCTCCCATTATTTTGATAAACGACTCTGGTCCTCACATCATATTTTTTTCCCTCAATTGTCAATTCTCTTATCGGAGAAATTGCTTCGTAAGTATTTCCGTTTAATTGTGGCATTAAAACTTCTCCTCATTTACAAGAGGATTATTCATCTCAATTTTTCGTAGAGTATGAGACATTTATAAAGAGTTTTTATTTATTTAGACGGAATTTTCCATACTGCAAAGCAAGTAATTCATCAAGTTCATTATATTTTACGACGTGTAACTTACCAATTACTTCTTCCCAAGTATATTGTCTTCCTTCTCTCCAATGAAAATTGATTCCTTTAAACCCCCATTTATAAAGTTCTGTGCAGGCAATCAAAGGGTGTTGGTCATATTCTATCTCTGGAGTTTTTGGTTTATAGAGAAATGTGTAATATTTTCCTGGTTCTGGATATAACACTTCTTCCTTAAAAATGTCCATGATCATCATCATAATATCTTCTGGATCTGTACTTCCAGATTCTAAAACTCTTTTCTGAAGTTCTTTGGTTCTTACAGTTCCTGTTCCTACGTATTGACCAAAACCTTCTGCCATTACTTAAGTCCTAATTCTGATTCTGTTATAATCTTAAATTCTAGTAGTCTATCTTTGCAAAATTCCTCTGCTGCTTTCCATTTAGCCTGATTCACTGCAAACGTTTGTGCTTCATAAAGATATGATTTGGTGATTCTTGACTTTTTTTGTGGAGGAATAGTTTGCTTCTTTGGTTTAACTTCTATTACATAAGTCTTAATTGCACCAGATTGTTCTTTAACTTTAATGAGATAATCCGGAAAGTATCTACAAACTTTTTGTTTGACTGGATTATAATATGGAATGCAAAACTCTTCTGATGCCCAAGAGATAATACTTGGGTTATGATCACACCAATTGCAAAATTTTCTTTCCCAACTACTTCTACAAATAATATTATTTGGATCGCCTTTATATTTTTGAGGATATGATGGTTTGTATAAGCTTTTAATACTTTCTGCCATTATCCTTACTACATAATATATACGGTCAAAAAGTATTTATAAATGCCCTCACCAAAGAGTGTATCGGATATTAAATCAGCATTATTGCATCCAGCAACAACGTCTCACTTTGAGGTGCAAATTTCTTTGCCAAAAAAGTTAAATCCAAAATATTTTAGTGATAATGGAATTAACATTGGTAATGTTAATCTAACAAAACTTAATTTGTTATGTTCAGAAGCATCACTTCCTGGTTCCAATTTGGCAACTTTGGAACTCAACAATGATTATACTGGAGTCACTGAAAGATATGCATATCGTAGAGTATACGATGACCGAATTGATTTGACGTTTTATGTTGATGCTGAAAATTATCTGCCAATTAGAGTTTTTGAAATATGGATGAAATACATTGCACAAGAAAGTATTAATTCTCCAGAGGATCAAAACAGAAATAAATTAAAACCATCGTCAAGGGATAAGATTTATTATTATGGATTTGCTTATCCAGATGATTATATTGCAGAGGGATTAAAAGTAATCAAATTTGAAAAAAGTACATATGGCAATATCAAAGGAAAAAAAGCAAGTTCCTTAACATATGAGTTCATTCGTTCTTTTCCGATCAGCGTTTCCTCAATGCCAGTGTCATATGACTCATCCTCATTATTAAAATGCACAGTGTCAATGTCTTACATAAGATATATCGTAAATGTTGGAGATCCTGGATTGGAAGAGAATCCTATTTCCCCAAACACTACCACAACACCACTATCTATAGAAGAGCAAGCACTAATTAATAGTGCTGGTCCTGGATTTACTGATGCAGAACTTGATAGAAGAGCAAGAGCTGCTCTGGGAATCGGTGAATATTCTCCCAATTTACAAAGAAATATTAATGGGCAAGCTCTTCCACCAGAAAACGCTCAATATAATATAAATGGAGATATTATTGATACTGGTAATAGATTGATTACAGTTAACGATTTCAAATAAAAAATGAGAGTCCGAAGACTCTCATTTATCTTTCCAATCAGTGGGTGGTGGTGGAATTAGTCCAAGGGTTGCTAGACCTGCAAATACATAACCAGCACCAAAGACTGAACAAACTATTATGCAGTATGCAAAAAATATTTTTTTTAGTATATTAATCATCTTTCTTCGAAGTTGCAATTGTTCCGAGAGCACCAGTAACTGCAATCAGATTTGCCAGTAAGAACCAGTTACCTTCTGCAGCAACATTCATACGGTGCCTAATTTCTTCGTGTCTGGCACCTGCTGACACTGCTTTCTCTAGAGCCTCCATATCACGGATTCCCCAAGAACCAAAATATGCGGATAGAACAACTCCATAAAGGAAAACCAAACCAAAAAAGAACTGACGCATAATGTTGTTTGTTTACCTTCATATTATACTGCATATAAACGGTATTTGGAAGATCAGTAGACACTTCTTCATCTGTCCATCCTCCATAAATAATCACACTGAACATCTATAGGACATCATGCCTTTACCAAAGATTGCTACACCAACATATGATCTTGAGTTGCCATCAACAGGAGAAACAATTCAATATAGACC